ACACGATTATTGGAACAGATGCTTTTGGTGCTAGTCAAACTGAAGATATTACAGGTCCAGCAGGTGGAGCAAGTGTTGTTTCAACTCTATTTTATAGAACGTTAACTAAAGTTACAGGCAATGGAGCAGCTAGCGTAGACATTTCTATGGGATCCGTAGCTGTTTTTACAGCACCTATTTTTACTGGTAGAACTAGAGTAAGAGGTTTTACAGGAGTTGCAGTAGCAGGAAATCTAGAAATATCTAGTGTATCTACAGCTGGAACAGTTGAAATGCAAACTATAGCAGCGGCAGGAAGTTACCAACCACATGTTCCACACAATGGAATTTTGTGTCCAAATGGAGCATTTTTAGGAACTAACACTGACATTATGGATGGTGCTAACACAGGATTAACCGTATATTTTGACGGGTAGGTAGCAATGGCTAACACTACTTCACAGTCTTATAGTTTTGATCAAGATTTTTCTGTTGATGAAATTATTGCAGATGCATATGAACGTTTAGGCCTTGTTGGAACTGCAGGTCATCAATTAAAAACAGCTAGAAGATCTTTAAACATTCTTTTTCAAGAATGGGGAAATAGAGGAATACATTTTTGGGAAGTAGGAAATACTAATATTAATTTAGTAGCAGGTGCAACAACGAATGTTGATGCAACTGATGAAGGTGCGGGTATATATACTTTTTATAGAAACTCTGTAGATAGCGCAGCAGCGGCTGCTGCTTCACCACAAGCAACAACTGTTCCAACAACAAATGTTTTTGGCATATCAGATATTTTAAATGTATCTTACAGACAAAATTATAATACAACAAATCAATCAGATACAGGTTTAACTAAAGTTGCAAGAGATGCATATGCTGCAACAGCAAACAAAGCATCTAATGGAACACCTTCACAATTTTGGGTACAAAGATTTATAGATAAAGTTACACTAACTATTTATCCTTTACCTAATTCAACTGCTGCATCAAATTTTTTAAACGTTTATTATGTAAAAAGAATTGATGATGCAGGAGCTTATACTAACGCAAGTGATACACCTTTTAGATTTGTACCATGTATGATTTCAGGATTATCATATTACTTATCTATGAAGTTTGCACCACAAAGAACACAGGAGATGAAGTTGTTGTACGAGGATGAATTAGCTCGAGCACTATCTGAAGATGGTTCTGCAGCTAGCACATTCATTACTCCGAAGACATACTATCCAAATATATAATGGCTAGATTTGCAAAAGGTAGTAGAGCATTAGCGATCTCTGATAGATCGGGTGCAGCTTTTCCATATAGAGAAATGGTAAAAGAGTGGACAGGTGCGTGGGTACATCAATCTGAATTTGAACCTAAACAACCACAATTAGAACCACATCCTGTAGGCGCTGATCCACAAGGATTAATGCATGCAAGACCTGCAAGAGTTGAGTTTCCAGTACAAGATATTTTACCAAACAATCCTTTTACTACAAACTCAAACACAACCTTAAATGTTTTATATCCAAGTAATCAAATAAATGAAGGAACATCATATGTTAGATTTCAAGCAGTTAAATCTAGCGTTGGTGGTGTTGCTACTGCAACTTTAGAATTATCTACAACATTAAATGGTGCAATTAATGCTACAGTAAATACATTAACTTTAAATGATTCTACTCAATTTCCAAACGATGGTTTTATTGTAATAGAAAAAGTAGACCAAGATGCAACTAGTGCAACTTTTGGACAATATATAAATGAAACAATTCAATACACAGGTAACAATGTAGGTACAGGAGTTTTATCTGGATTAACAAGAGGGACAGCTGCTCCTTTTAGAGGATTTACTCCTTCTAATACTACAGCAACAACTCATGCAAATGGAGCATTAGTTTTTGGTTCTAGATTAGCAACAGCAATTGCAACTACTGTAGAAGTTGGTCCTACATTACCAAATGGAACGCAAGCAACAGAACAACAATTTAATTCTATAACAGTTCCTTTAGTAAATGCAGCAGGTAGATCAGAAACAGGAGGCGGTTTTCAGTGTACAATTGGACCTGTAAATGATAGAAGTTAATTATGGCTGGATATACATACTCAGAACTAACAACAGATATTAGAAACTATACAGAAGTAGATTCTAATGTATTTACTACTGCTGTTATAAATAGATTTATAGAAAATGCAGAACATAGAATAAATTTAGATTGTCCTATGGATTCTGATAGAATCATGGCACAAGCACAATTTGCACAAAATTTTAATAGTATTACAGTTCCTACAAAAGCTTTATTTATTAGAGGAGTTCAAGTTTTTAATTCTACAACAGTTGCTACAGATCAAGGTTTTTGGTTAGAAAGACGTGATCAAACTTTTATTACAGAATATGTAGGAGAAGCAACAGGGCCTTCTGGAGGGTCTGCTGGACAAAATGTTAAAGGATTACCTAGATATTATTCTATGTTTGGTGGTGCCACAACCGGAGCTAACACAGCTACATCAGGTGCTATATTTGTAGCTCCTACACCAGATCAAAATTATCAATATATTATACATTATAATGCTGTGCCCGGAGGTTTAGAAGACAACACAGGTGGAACATATATAAGTAATTACTTTCCACAAGGTCTATTATATGCATGTTTAACAGAAGCATTTATGTTTTTAAAAGGTCCAACAGATATGTTGACACTATATGAAAATAGGTATAAAACTGAACTACAAAAGTTTGCAGCGATGCAACTTGGAAGAAGAAGACGAGACGATTACACGGATGGTACAATAAGAATTCCAATCGAGTCAGCGCCTCAATAAATTTAGGAGAAAAACATTATGGCAATAACATCAGCAGTATGTAACAGTTTTAAAGCGGAAGTTTTACAAGCGTTACATAACTTTACAGCATCGTCTGGAAACAGTTTTAAATTAGCTTTATATACAAGTAGTGCTACTTTAAATAAATCAACAACAGCTTACAGTTCAACAAACGAAATTACTAACGCATCTGGTTCAGCTTACTCAGCTGGTGGTATAGCACTTACAAGTGTAACACCTGCTTTATCTACTGATACAGCGTGTTGTGATTTTGCAAATGTATCTTTTTCATCAGCTTCATTTACAGCAAACGGATGTTTAATATATAACGATACAAATGCTGATAGAGCAGTTTGTGCAATTGCATTTGGTGGAGATAAAGTTGTAACAAACGGAACTTTTACAATTGAGTTTCCAGCAGCAGATGCATCTAACGCTATTCTTCGTATAGCATAAGGTTAAAACCTTATGTCTAACACTTGGAATCAATCCGGAACCACCTGGGGTCAAAACCAATGGGGCGATCAAGCCGACGTTGACGTAACTTTAACAGGTGTTCAATCAACATCATCAGTAGGAACAATTTCACCTGCAGATGTTATGGGACTGACAGGTGTACAATCAACTTCTAGTGTTGGTAGTGTTACAGCTGATCAACTTATTACAGCTTCTTTAACAGGTGTACAGTCAGCATCTTCAGTAGGTTCAACTACAGTCGACATTATATTAAATATTGATTTAACTTTAACAGGTTTACAATCAGCAACTTCAATAGGTTCGGTTACAACCAGCACTGAACAAACAGCAGGTTGGGGCCAAGATACTTGGGGAGCTGAAAACTGGGGTGAGTCTGCTCTTGACGTTACTCTTTCAGGTTTAGCCACAACTTCTTCATTAGGTTCTATAGGTTCTATAGATGCTATGACAGTAGGTCTAACCGGACTTTCAACAACTTCTGCGGTTGGGTCATTGTCTCCAACAACTAGTCTTTCATTAACACCAACAGGACAGTTAGCAACTTCTGCATTAGGTTCTATAGGTTCCATAGATGCTATGACAGTAGGTCTAACAGGACTTTCAACAACTTCTGCAGTTGGATCATTATCTCCAACAACTAGTCTTTCATTAACACCAACGGGTCAATCAGCAACTGTTTCCCTAGGTGGTTTAATTTTATTTACTGGAAAAGAAGTTACTCCAGCTGGTGTACTATCAACGTCTGCAGTTGGATCAGTAACCGTTGTATCAAACGAAGAAGCATTACTAACTGGTCAATCAACAACTTCTGCAGTAGGTTCAATTTCACCTGCTGATGTAATGGGTTTAACTGGAGTATCAACGACGTCTTCTGTAGGAGCTTTGGTTACTGAGATAGGAGTTCCATTAACTGGAGTATCAACGACATCTTCTGTAGGAGCTTTGGTTACTGGTATAGGAGTACCATTAACAGGAGTGTCATC